ATGGCGAATTTGCGGAAGGGGGGAGATTTGTTGGGGAAGAAAATTGGCAGGTGGCTGGTGCCGCAGGGGCTGGCGTTGATATCGGGCTGGCGGCGGCAGGGGGAGGGTTTGGCGGATGTGGCGGGGAAGATTGGCGTGTCTGCCGCGCAATTGAAGCGATGGGCGGCAGAGCATGAGGAAATTGATGCTGCATTGCGCATTGACAAAGAGGCGGCAGATTTTATGGTAGAAGGCGCGCTTTTTGACAAGGCCTTGGCGGGGGACCATAAAGCCTATGAATTTTGGCTGAGGCATAGGATGCCGGAGAAGTGGGGGAAAGCGGCCAAAGAGGATGAAGGCATTAGGGCGGTGGCTGACTATGGGCGGCTGGCAGAGCTTATTAATAACCCTGTAGAGCGGGAAGGGAGCTGCTTTGAATGAGCGTAGCTAGTTACACCAATTTTACGGCCAAGCAAAGCGCGTATTTGAAAAAGTCCCTTACATCGTGGCTTAATGTGGCGGAAGGCGGGAAGCGCGCCGGGAAAAACATCCTTAATGTAATTGCCTTTGCCATGAATATCGAGGGGCACCCCGACAAGCTGCATCTGGCGGCGGGAGTGACCATGGCGGCGGCGCGGCTAAATATCATTGATTGCAACGGCTTTGGCCTGCGGTATTTTTTTGCGGGGAGATGCCGCGAGGGGCGGTATGAGGGCAAGGCCGCGCTTTTTGTGGACTGCGGCGGCGTGGAGAAAATTGTTATTGTGGAAGGCGGGCAAAAGGGCAATGACGCGGCGCGGATAAAAGGGGTTTCCTTTGGGTCTATTTACATTTCAGAGGCCAATGAGGTACACAAAAGCTTTTTGTTTGAGGCTTTGGACAGGACGCTGGCCAGCAGAAAGCGCACGGCGTTTTTTGACATCAATGCAAAGATGCCCAGCCATTGGTTTTATCGGGATTTTTTGGATAGGCAGCAGGAAATGGCGGATAAGGGGGAAAATGAGGGTTTTAATTATGGGCATTTTACCATAATGGACAACCTTTCGGTGCCCAGCGGGCGCATTGCGGAGCTTATGAAAAGCTATGACAGGGCGTCAAATTGGTTTTTAACTGATGTTATGGGCAAGCGCGGCGGCGGGGTGAATGCCATTTACGGGGGCTTTGGCGGCGGCAATGTTATTGCCCGAAGCGAGGCCTGGGGCATGGATTTTGTGCGGCTTTCTGTTGGCATTGATGTGGGCGGCACGGACGCTACAGCGGCAACCCTGGCGGGCATTGCAGCTGATGGGCGGCTGGTGCTGGTTGATGGGTATTATCATAGGCAGGGCGATGGCACGGGCATGACCCACGAGCGTTATATTGCGGATATTGTGGAGAAGGTGGTGCAGTGGTGCAAGGCCTTTGAGGGCTTGCAATTTGGCGGTGGTATCTTTTGCGAATCTGCTGAAAAGCTGTTTCGCCAGGCGTTACATGATGGCTTGCGGCGGGCAGGGTTGGCGATACCTGTGCATCCCTCTTACAAAAAAGACGGCATCCTTGATAGGATACGTCTTTTTTCTTTGCTGATAGCCCAAGGGCGGCTGTTTGTGGCGGCGCATCTGGAAGAATGGATTGATGCTTTTTATGGGGCCACCTGGGATGAAGGGGCGAAAAGCCGTGGGGTGTGGGTGCGTACGGATGATGGAAGCTATCCGCTGGATTGCTTGGATTCTGCGGAGTATGCGGTGGTGCCGATGAAGAAAGTGTTGATATAAAACCTTTTTAACCACGGAAGGCACGGAAAGCACGGAAAGTGCATAAGGGCAAGGTTTTTTCCGTGTCCCTCTGTGCTTTCCGTGGTTAAAGGTTTTTGAACTCAAAGCTAAAGAGGAGTGATTAGGGATGGGGTGGTTTAAACAAATGTTTAGAAATTGGCTTCAAATAGTGCCTCAGGGGGCATCGGCGGTGTCGATTATAAGCGATGCGGACTTTAACAAGGAAGCCTTTCGCAACAAGGTATGGTATAGGGGCAATGCGTCGGAGCTGGCGCAGTTTTATGGCAGCGTTGATGACCTTATCGGCAACAAGTCCTTTTGGGCGGCATCAGGCGGCAATATGGGCATACGCAAGATACACAGCGGCCTGCCGGCGTTAATTGTGGATACCATATCCGATATTGCGGTGAATGATTTGCTGGGGGTGCGCATGTCCGGTGCGGAAGGGCAGGAAATTTGGGATGCCATTGCTGCCGAAAACAATTTTGGCCGCTTGCTTGGGCGGGCGGTGCGCAAAGCGGTGGCGTTGGGTGATGGGGCCTTTAAAATTAGCTTTGATATGGCTGTGTCCGCATATCCTATCATAGAATTTTTTGGGGCGGACAAGCTGCGGTTTAATTACAGCCGCGGGCGCGTTACGGAAGTTGTTTTTCTGCAAAATTTCAGCAAGGGTCATGAGCATTACACCCTGGAAGAGATTTACAGGAAGGATGGCATCGGATATCGCCTGCTTAATGCTCAGGGCAATGAAGTTGATTTGGCACCCGCCCAGGAGATGGGCAAAATTGCGCCTATAGACCACAATGTGGGCATGAATCTGGCGATACCGCTGATTTTCGATGAAAATCCTAAATTTGAGGGGCGGGGCAAGTCTATTTTTGATGGCAAGATTGGGGCTTTTGATGCGCTGGATGAGGTGCTTTCCCAATGGGTGGATGCCCTGCGTGATGGGCGCGCGCAAAAGTATATCCCCATTGGGCTTTTGCCGCGCAACCCCCACGATGGGCGCGTTATGGGGCTTTCGGCCTTTGAATCTCGGTTTATACAAACGGAGATGGATTTGGCGGAAGGGGCCGATAATTCCATAAAGGTGGTGCAGCCTCATATTGACACGGCCGCCATGGCGGAAAGCTGCCGCAATTTTGTGACGCTGGCGTTGCAAGGCATCATTGCCCCGGCCACCCTGGGCATTGACACGTCGCGGCGCGACAACGCCGAGGCCCAGCGGGAAAAGGAGAAGGCCACCCTTTACACCCGCGGGAAGATTATAGGCGTGCTGCGGGATGTGGTGGGGCAGCTGGCTTGCGCCTCTGTTGCGGCCTACAATGCCTTTTATGGCAATGGGGCGCAGGTTTACACTGCCAAGGTGGAATTTGGAGAATATGCCGCGCCAAATTTCGAATCGCAAATTGATACTATTGGCAAAGGGCGGCAGATGGGCGTTATCAGCGTTGAAAATGCGGTGGAGCAGCTTTATGGAAACACATGGAGTGAGGAGCAGAAGGAGATGGAAGTTAAAAGACTTAAAGAAGAGGAGATGAAGAAATGAAGGAGAACTACGAGATGTATGAAGATTTGTACGAAAGGTTTTGCAGCAGGATGTATGAGGAGATGGATTTGGACGAGAAGCTGACGGAATTTCAGGAAGCTTTTGACAATGCTTGCGAGCTGCTGGAGAAGCTGCTGGATAGGCTGGATGAGGGCGAAAAGAAGGAGAAGAAAGAGGCCGAGGCAGCAGGATTTAGGCTGGCGAAGGTTGGCGCAGATATTGGCGAGGAGAAAAGCCAGATGGATGTAATTGCCAAGATATTTGGCAACAAATCATACTAATCTCAATTTAAAACATAGAGTGACAAGCTGGAGCCAAAACGCACGCAACGCTCTAAGCGTGCGGCTTTGGCGGAAGCGCAGTCAGTCTATGATTTTAAATGAGAATTAGTATCATAAACCATTTTAAGGGGGATTTTTTATGTCTAACAATGTGAATTATGCAACGATTTTTAGCAACGAGCTGAAGCAAAAGTACACCAGAGAGCTTTTGACAAGTGGGCTAACCACGGAAAATGCTAACTTTATTGGCGGCAACACCATCAAGCTGCCTTTTTTAAGCTTGCGCGGCTATAAAAACCACAGCCGCGACGGTGGGTTTAACCGCCAGGCCGTGGACAACAGAAATTTGACCAAGGTGTTGGCCCATGACAGGAATGTGGAGTTTTTTGTGGACAGCATGGACGTGGATGAGACAAACCAGGTGCTGGCGGCGACGAATTTGACCAATGTTTTTGAGACAGAGCACGCCATACCGGAAACCGACGCCTATCGCATATCCAAGATACATCAGGATTTTGTGGAGATGGGCGGCGAGGTGGATGACCGCGAGCTAACTAAAGAAAATGTGCTGGAAGCTTATGACGAATATATGCAGCGCATGGATGAGGCCGAGGTGCCGCAAGCGGGGCGCATTTTGTATGTGACACCGGCTGTTAACAAGCTGCTTAGCCAGTCCACAGAATTTAACCGCATTATGAATGTTGTTGATGGGGACGGCAGCCTAAAGCGCGCGGTGCGTATGCTGGATGAGGTTGAGGTTGTTGTTGTGCCGGCGGCCCGTATGCGCAGCGAGTATGACTTTAGCGATGGCTTTGTGCCTACCGGAAACGCCCGCCAGATACATATGATGTTAGTTGCGCCGTCTTCTGTTATTGCGGTTAGCAAGCACAGCTATATCAAGCTATGGGCACCGGGAACCCATACCCAAGGCGATGGATATTTGTATCAAAACAGGCAGTATGGGGATTTGTTTGTTATTGATACGAGGATTGGCGGCATTGCTGTTAATGTGAGGTAAATTATTCTAACCACGGAATTCACGGAAAACACGGAAAGTGCATAAGTGCAGGGTTTTTCCGTGTCCTTCCGTGTATTCCGTGGTTTAGGTTTTAAAGGGGTGTTATAGATGGCGTATGTGACGCAAAATTTTTATAAGAAGGTGTATGGTGGCAAGGGCAAAAGTGAGGATTTGAAGGGATTGATAGAGGCGGCCTCGGTGTTGATAGATGCGCTGACCCATAACCGCATACAGGCCGTGGGCTTTAAAAATTTGACGGCCTTTCAGCAGGGGGCCGTGAAAAAGTCCTGCTGCTTGATGGTGGACCATATGGTGCAAAACGGCGTGATGCCCGGTGCCGAGGTGGATTCGTTTTCGCTACATGATATGCGGGTGGCTATGAGGCGGCGCAGGCAGCGGCCATGGGATGCGGTGGGATGCGGCATGTGGGCATGGTTGACGCTGTTGCAAACGGGATTGATGAGGGGGAGCTTGATATGATGATACGTGATGGATGGCAAAAGCTGCCATATCCAAAGTTTTTGGAAGTGACAGCGGCGCAGGTTTTGCGCGATGGCAAGCAGCTTTGGCAGGGCAAATGCATTTTTACCGGGCGTAAGAGGGTGAAGAAGCAAAGTGATGGGCAGCATAGCGAGGTTGCGGCGGTGGCTACCACATCGAAGGACTTAACGGGTATTTTGGGCGAGGCCCATGATGCCGGGCTGGTGTTTTGCGCAAAAGGCAGGCAATTTGATGTGCTGGAAGTGCTGCCTGCGCATAATCCCGATGGTAGCTTTCATCACACCAGCGTTAGTCTGCGTGAAAGGGCAGGTGATGGGAATGAAGTTTGTGCGCAACCGGAATACGGAGAGGCAGATTATGCAGAAGGCCCGCGGGGCCTTGTTGCAGACTGCCCATGAAATTAGGACGGATTTGCAAAGAAGCGGCACCATGCCTTTTGAAAGCGGCCATTTGCAAAATGAGGCCACATATGTTGATGCATCAAGGCTGGGGCAGGATGTTGCGGCCATTGTAAGCGACACGGTGTATGCCCGGCGCAAGTTTTTTCATCCGGAATTTAATTTTGATAGAAGGGTGAACAGGCAGGCCGGGGGGCGGTGGTTTGATGCGTATACCGTGGGCGGCAAGCGGGGGATGGTGCGGGATGTGTTTGTGAGATTGATGGGGTGAAGTGATGGAAATTAGCAGTGTTATGGAATATTTGTGGGAGATTTTGCCTCACGAGGGGGCGGAAGTGACGGCGCATAGGATAAACCGCAGCAATGCGCGGGCCATCGGCGGGTTTTTGCGTGAGGGCAGGGTGGTGAAGGTTGGTACCATCGGCGGAAACGGTTATAGCACGTATGATATCGTGCGTGTGACGCTTTTGGTGCGCTGGGGGCGCGATGGCGCGGCGGCGGAGAAGAAGTCTGTGGAGATTTACAAGGCTATTGACGAGGCGGATTTTTGGCATGAAGAGCGCGAGGGCTTTATGATGGCCGTGAACGAGGGGCCTGTGTGGCTTGGCATGGATGATAAAGGGATTTTTGAGACAGTGATTGATTTTAATTTGTATTTGGAGAAGAGGAGGTAAATTATGGTTTTTCCGGTGAATAATATCAAGTTTAGAATTGGCACGGCGGGTAGGGCTTCCACAGAGGCGCAAATGGCTGTGGTGCGTGATATGGAGACATTTTCCGTTAGTTTTGACAATGGGATAGAGCAGTGGAATCCCATTGACCAAGAGGGCTGGGTGCGCAGGTTGATGACCAGCAAGTCTGTAACAGTGTCTCTTTCGGGCAAGCGCAATTATGGCGATGTGGGTAACGATTATGTTGCGGGACTGGCCTATGAGAACGGCAATGGGGCTGTGACGGTGCTGGAGACGGAATTTCCTGACGGCAGCAGGCTCGTGATGGACTGTATAGTTAATGTTACGGCGTCGGACGGCGGCGGGGCCACGGATGTGGCGGCTTTGGAATTTGAATGTATGTCAGATGGCAAACCTGATTATATCAGGGCTTAGAGGGGGGTTATGATGTATGCAATTGACAATGAGAAATTGGCTAAAAGGCCTGAAATCCGCATTGGTGACAGGGTTTACGAGATTGATAACCGCCTGTCGGCGTTTGAGAGGATAAACGAGCGCATTAAGGCGGCTGATGGGGCGGAATTTGAGATTATTATCGGTGAAGCCCTGGGCGGTGAGAGCTTTGAGGAGATAAGGGGCATGGACCTACCCTATGGGGTGATGCAGGATGTTGTTGTCATCATCTTGGCGGCCATACAGGATTTGCCGATAGAGGAAGCGCGGGCGCGATTTCGCCAGAAAGGCTAGGGGCTGCGATGACGCGCATTATGACTTTGCCTTCGACAAGGCGTTGATAGAGGCCAGCTTTGCGATGCAGTATGGCATAAGGCTGGCGAAGGAAGACATTGCCTTTGGAGAATTTTGTCGGCTGCTTTCGGGGCTGGCGCCGGATACGCCGCTGGGGCGCGTTGTGGCGGTGCGTGGGGAAAAAAGTCCCGAGGTGGTTAAAAGATTTGGTGATTATGAGCGAGGCGTGCGTAATAGATGGCGCAGCTTTGTGAATGGGCGTGTTGCGGCGCAGGATTGGGATGTGGGCAAGTTGCAGGATGCCTTGGAGAAAGCGTTTGGGAGGTGAAACATGGCGGGAACAAATGTGGGCGCGGTTTATTTGGATTTGCGGCTTAATGTGAAGGAGCTGACGCGGGGCTTTGATAATGTGGGGAAGCATGTTGGGGCCTTGGAAGGCGTGTTTGATAGGTTTCAGGACAATGTGGCGCGAAAGTTTTCTGTGGAAGGGTTTGCGGGGGTGTTTGGGGCCTTTGATGGGGTTATCGAGCGTGTGCCGACGCTGACACAGGGCTTTATGGAAAATATTGATGCCCAGGGCATGGTGCAGGATGCGCTGGAGTGGCTGACGGAGCGCGTTTGGGGTTTTGATGAATCTGTACTGGGTGCGTCGGAAAGCTTGGAAGGGATGCCTTTTGAGGCATTGGAAGCGTCCGCTTATGATTTTGGCGGAGCTATTGATGATGCGGGGGAAAGAGGCCGATTGTTTGGCGAAGGCTGGCGGGAGATGCTGGCGGGGGCCGTGCAGAGCGCGGAAGAGGCCAATGAGGGGTTTGGGCGCATCTTTGGCGTGGAAATACCTGATAGGTGGCAGGATATGCTGGGCGGGATGCGGGATGGCTGGCAGGATGCCTGGACGGGCATGAAACAGGCTTTTAACGGCATCATCAACCGCATCATCAGCGGCATAAACAACATGATAGGTGGCCTTAACCGCTTTCAGGTAGACATGCCCTCGTGGATGGGCGGCGGAAGCTTTGGGTTTAATATCCCAAAGATACCTAATGTACCTGCGCTGGCGCGGGGCGGCATTGTGGATGCGCCGACGCTGGCGCTGGTGGGCGAGCGTGGCCGCGAGGCGGTGCTGCCCCTGGAGAACAACACAGGGTGGATGGCGGATTTGGCAAATGTGCTGGCACAGAGGCTTGAGGCGTCCCAGGCTTTTGGCAGGGGCCATGGTGAGAGCAATGTGAATTTGTATTTGGATGGCAGGAAGGTGGCCGAGGGGCTTATTGAGGACTTGCGCGAGGTGGCGGAAAGGCGGGATTTGAAGCTGGCTTGGACGTAGGCTTGGGGGAGTGATGCCGACTAAAGTCGGCTAAAGATTCCGACTGAACTCGGGTGGGGTTTACCCGTTACTTTTAGTCGGGTTTACCCGACATTACGTATTGAGGGCTGTGTGAAGGGGCGGAAAGAGGGATGGAAGATTTGTGGGATGATTAAAGCTACGACTTAAATCCGCCGACCCGAGTTTAGTCGGAATCTTTAGTCGACTTTAGTCGACACTCCCGTATATAGGAAGGAGACGTATGACAGGAATTAACATTGATGGGGGGCGTTTACCGTCTCCCGATACTTTTAGCATTGGTTACGAAACCATTGGCAGTTTCGAGCGTAACGCCAATGGCAATTTGGTAGGAGATTTGGTGGCGGTGAAAGTGGCCATTTCCGCTAGCTGGCGGATGCTTGATAATGCCAGCTTTAAGCGGATTTTAGGCGGCACCAAGCCATTTTTTGCAAATGTGGAGTATTATGACCCAGAGCGCGGCGCTAGGGTGACAAAGCTGATGCATACCCGGCCCGGCGGCGGCAAGGTGGCTTTGGATGCGGCTGGACAAATTTGGTGGAAGGATGTGGCTTGTGTCTTTGTTGAGAGATGAAAATATATTGCGGCAAAGCCGCGCTGTGGTGACTATTGTGGACGCGCCGCGGGGCGTGAAGGAAAGGGCGACGGTGACGACGACGGCCCAGGCCATGTTTTCGCGGCCAAACCAGCTAATAAACGGCATTTCCCACACCACAGGCAAAATTGCCACCTTCGAACCTGATTTTTGGCGGCTTGACGGCAGCTTTATGCTGCCTGTGACGCCGCCCCATTCCCAGCTGGAAATTGGCTTTGCAAGCTCGCAAATGTCAAATATACGTGGCGATTTTAACACGCCGCCGGAAATTACGGTCAATTTCTCTTCGCCGCAAAGTTTGCCGCTGATATCCTTAATGTTTGACCATACCACAGGCGAGGCGGCGGAAAGCGTGCGTTTTAGGGCGTTTAACGCCTCGGGGGGTTTGCTTTTGGATGAGACGGTGGCGGGCAACAGCGCAAATTACATTAACACGACGCGGGGCGCAAATGGTGCAACGCGGGTTGTTATCACGATACTGCGCACGGTGAACCCTCTGAGGCGCGCCCGGGTGGCGGAGATACATTTTGGGCGGGTGATGCATTATGATGGCGAGGATATTGCCGAGATAAACACCGTGCATCAGGCCGACCCCTTGGGCGCCGCCCTTCCGCAAAACCGCCTAAGCCTCAAAATCTTTAACAAGGGGCGTTTTAGCGTGGTTGACGGCCAAAGCGATGCGCGGCATCTGCGTGAGAGGCAGACGGTGGAATATACACAGGGTGTTATAGATGACTTTAGTACTAAATGGACACATTGTGGCAATTATTTTCTTGACAACTGGCGTGTGCGGGAAAAATATGTGGACTTTGCGGCATATGGGCGCACGGCAGACCTTGGGACGGGCATCTGGACGGAAAGCACATTCTCAAGGTACACTTTGGGGCGAATGGCCCGGGATGTGGCCGCTGAGGCGGGCTTCCAGGTTGTTATACCATGGTCAATGGAGACAAGCCCTCTTATGCCGCGTTTTTTCGGCAATGTGACGGTGCGCGAGGCCCTGACGATAATCGCGCAACTGGCCTCGTGCCTGCTGCTTGAAGATGGCGAAGGGCGCATACGTTTTGTTGACATTGTGGATGCCCCCGGCAATATGGTAGACATGCTGGATTTTGACAAACAGTATGCGCCGCCGAAAGTAGGGCTTGGTACATTTTACAACGGTGTGTTGCTGACGGAAACCTACCTAAACGTAGAGCCCGGCCTTATGCACCGTATTGAAATTGAGGTTGCGGGCAGCATCCCGGTGACAATACCCTTGGCGCGGCCCATTTTCAGCGGCGGCCACATCGTGGTGCCGCCCGGGTTTACGCTGACAAACCTGCGTTTTAACACCATGTACATGACGGGGACGCTGACGGGGCATGGGCTGTGCAAAATTGAAGTTCATGGCGATAGGGCCGCTTTTGCAACGTCAGAGCATTTTTACCCGGCACCTTGGTTTTCGTCGGCCCAAGGTCAGCATCCATATGTTGTAAATCTGCCTATGTTTTTCCAAAACTTGGGCAACCCTCGCGAAATGCGCAATTGGTTTTTGCGCCGCAAATTTGCCCTTTTGGCAAAGAGGGTGCATTGCGAGGCAGATTGGCGGCAAAACCCCGCCATCAGCCCGGGCGATAGGGTTAACATGCAGGTGGAAGCTGCGGGGCGGACGCTGCCATCCCATGTTGTGTGGCAGGAGCTTAATTTTGACCATGGGGTGTTGAGGGGGAAGACGAGGGTTATCGCGAATCAGATATGAGCTTAATGAGGTTGTAAAGCCTTATAATATGTGGATTTTAAAGTTGGCATTGCTGGATTGCTTCGGCCTTGGGCTGTATAGGTTTTTTGACTTGACGTTGGCCTCGCAATGACGGTTGGACGGTTACGTTGCTGCCGGATGTCCACGACAGTTGAAATGTCATTGCGAGGGCTACGATGGTTGAATTATGATGCGGTACAAGTCCGAAGCAATCCAGATGGCCGATGTGTGTGGATTTTGACGTTGACGTAAGCTGGATTGCTTCGGCCCTGTGCTGTATTGGCTTTTTGATTTGCCGTTGGCCTCGCAATGACAGTTGGACGTTGCGTTGCTACGGGATGTCTGCGACAGTTCAACCGTCATTGCGAGGACTACGGCAGTTGAATTATGATGCAGTACAAGTCCGAAGCAATCCAGTTGGCCGATGTGTGTAAATTTTGATGTTGATGTAGGCTGGATTGCTTCGGCCCTGCACTACACTGGCTTTTTAACTGTCATTGGCCTCGCAATGACAGTTGGACGGCTGCGTTGCTACGGGATAGTCCACGACAGTTCAACCGTCATTGCGAGGACTACGACAGTTGAATATGGATACAGTACAAGTCCGAAGCAATCCAGTTAGCCGATGTGTATAAATATTGATGTTGACGTAAGCTGGATTGCTTCGGCCATGTACCACACCGGCTTTTCAACTGCCGTTGGCCTCGCAATGACAGTTGGACGGTTACGTTGTTGCTGGAAGTCCGCAATAGTTGAAATGTATTGACGATTTCGAGACCAACGGCAGTTGAACTAATCCAGCAATGCTAATATCAAAATTCATATATCTTAATAAATGCAGGGGGTGAATTTTTGGCAAGGAAAGTTTTTACAAAAGACGATTATTTGTCTATTGAGGACATTAGAGAGCTAAACACGGAAATGCAAGCATTGGCTGGCTTGCGCGAGGAGATATTTGGTGCAAATCTAGGCGCGGTGCGCAACTTGGATATAAGCCTTGGCGTAACCACCATGGCCGGTATGGACTTTATTAATCAAATAGAGCGCAACATCGACGCCCTGGCGGGCACCGCGCCTCCGGCGGGCATGGAGCCGACGCGCACATGGCAAGGCGAAAACCGCGATGCGCCGCTGTTGTCTTTTCGGGATGTAAACCGCTGGTTTGGTAGCATGGCTATCATCAGGCAGTCCCTTATGGGGCGCAGCCATGGCTTTAGGGCCACGGGCAGCCATGTTGCGGGGCCTTGCAACATACGACAGAAGATAAGGAGCGTGGGCGGATGATAAAATGGAAAAACGAAGAGATAGAGGGCGCGCCGATTTACAATATCGTTGGGGCTGAGGGCCTTGCAGGGGTGCATTTCGCGCTGGCTAACGAAATTGTACAGCAAGGCACACCTTTTTCGGCGGAAAACATGGAAACTATTGCGCAAAAGTCCATGATGCATAGGTATTTTCATTATGATGGCGAAGAAATTGTAACCGCAGCCATTCCTGTGGCCGCCGACGGCTTGCGCGAGGGGGTTTTGCTGGCCACAGCACACAACGGCTCGCGCCTTTACGCCGCGGGCACCCTCTATCTTGTGGCCGCCGGCAGGACGCAAAGGGTTGAAAACCCCAACGGCTGGGCAATTTCAGGCGACTGTACAATATACTGCCAGATGGGCGCAGAAGCCACGGGAACCATAACATGGGAGAGGTGATGAAATGGCGATAGAGAGAATTATTTGGCGTGACGAGGAGCTTGAGCCGATGAATAATCCCAAGGGATTATACTGGAAAGGAAGGTTTTATACCTCGAAAAAAACACAGGCAGAAAGGGGCTACACGGCACAGATACAGCCACACGGACACCCAAACTGGATAAAGGCTATGTACAACAGTGGGCATACTCTAATGAACTACCAACAGGGTAAAGCCAAAAAAACACGAAGGAGGTAA